TTGGAATAGTGCTATTGAAGTCTTTAGGGGTTTCAAGAAAGGAGCTCTTCAAACTATTCAGTTTAAGGCTGAAGGTAGTAGCACTTGGTTGACAGTATTTGCTAGAAGTGGTAAGACTGTGAAACTTGCAGACGTAGAGTTACTTGCTGATATGAAAGTTGGTGATATCAACCAAAACTGGTCCAACACTAGTCTATACAATCAGCATCAGTATCAAGCCGTAAATGCTAAGACTTGGGATTCATTTGCTTACATTCAAAACGCTGCCTAATATGTGGACAATTCAACCAAACCCTACAGAAACCTGGCAGTATCGAGAGATGGGGTCTCGAGACAAGAAAACCGGAAAACTCAAGTACTACAATGTCACAGTTCGCGGTGATTACAAGATCATTGACTGCACATGCGAAGCTAGACAATTCCGTAGATTTTCACCCTGCAAGCATATGAAAAGACTACAAGAAAAAACAGGACATTTATCATTAATTTAAAACACGTTTAAAAATGACTATAGTAGATGCATATTGGTTCGGAGCAATTGGAATTGTGAAGATCCACAACGGATTTGAGACCAAATGGTATATTGGTGAAGGACGAGGAATTGATGAGGAAAATGATAGGCAACAGATTGCTAAGTATGGTATACCATTCTACCCACAGTCGATGGATTTCTTTTTCCAGCCAGTCCAATATTTAGATCAAAATTTTGTTGATCATTCAGAATAAAAGTCGTATATTAAAAGAAAAAAGACAACCTTATGAGAGTTATTGATGCATTTTGGATTGGCCAGATTGGCTTTATCAAGTTTACAAATGGCTTCGAAACTAAGATTCGTTGTGGTGCTGCCCAAGGTCTTGGTGAGAGAGAAGACACAAATTACATTATCAACAACGGTGCAGACGTACCACATACGTATCTAGCTCAATTTTTAGATATGTCAACGTTGAACCCAGATTACGTAGCACAGGAAGACTAAACACACAAAACACACACTATGAAATTGAAAGGAATTATATTAGAAAAGTCAGTAAAGACCAGTGAATGGTTCTTACAAGATACGGTTACAAATAGCATCATACCGGTACACCCTGAGTTTGAAACAAAGTGTGTACCGGGTTTGCTTGTAGAATACGATGTGCAGACTATTGCTGTTGGAACGAGTGAGTTTGATGTCACAGATTGTGATGTAGCTTGCCTGCACCTTGACAAGAAACAGCCTAGGATTCAATACGGAATTACCATCACAAAACCGTGGTCTAAAGAAATGTACGACCATAATGAGGTAGTTGCAGCTGAAATGAAAAAGCATATTCGAACTGCCTTAGATATGGCTATGATTACCTATGAAGATGATCCTGAATGTATCTGTAGTAAGAGTGATCACCTCTACATTATTGCAAAGGAGATTTGTGCTTATGGATGGTCTAACTACTCAGCTGAGGACATCTATAATGAGGCTGTGGAAGAATTAAAACGCGTTCAAAATTATTGGTTGAATGATGTTTATCCTTATTTACAGGCTTGGGGATATGTTCCAGCCCTTCCAACCGGCTTTGTCGGTTATTAATCACTAAACCTAACTATTTATTTATAGCGTATGAGAAAACTATATACAATTGCCATCACCCTATCAATCATGACCTTAGTTGCTTGTGGAAGTTCTAAGGTAGATCATTGCGATGCATATTCTGTAATAAAAACATGGAAAGAAAGACCCATCAATATTCATGATGAGATGAGTCCAAAGTATAAAGCTGTATTGTCAAATGGTGATACTATTCCTTGTGACAGCTATACGCAGGTTGGTGATACTATTTATTACACATACATAAAGGTAGAAAATAATGATTAAATTGAGTGATATTCTAAAGGAATCTAACATCATAGAAGGTGTTAATGATCCTGGAATTTTAAAGGCAGTGTTCCTTGCTGGTGGTCCTGGTAGTGGCAAATCTACCGTGGCTGCAGAGTTGTTTGGAATGATCAATGCAGGTTTTTCCGTTGATGGATTGAAGAATGTAAACAGCGATAGATTCTTTGAGTTTATGCTGCAAAAGAATAATTTAACCACAGACTTAGCATCTCTTAGTAAGGATGAATTTGATAAATTAACTGGTCCTGGTTCACCTCGCGAAAAGGCAAAACAAATGTTCCAAACAGCTTATGGATTTTATCTAGGGGGTCGTTTGGGTATGCTTATTGATGGTACCGGTGATGATACTAAAAAGGTCATTGAACATGCTGAAAAGCTTAAGAATGAGTTTGGGTATGATGTATCAATGATCTTCGTAAATACACCACTTGAAAAAGCCCTAGAGCGTAATGATAATCGTCCAAGAAAATTACCACACGATTTGGTAACTCAGAGCTGGAATGAGGCTCAGAGAGCAAAAGCTGAGTATGAGAGATACTTCGCGAAAGATTTTAAGGAGGTGATGAATGATAAGGATGTTAAACCAGGTGAACCTGTTTCTATTGATAAGGATGTGTTTGCTTTTGCACGCAGTTTCATGCAACGTCCTATCAAAAACCCTAAAGGTATTCAGTGGATAAACACATCTCGTGAAGCTAATAGAATGGCTGAAGCGGTTGGTGACTATAAGATTTTCTGCGACATGGATGGTGTATTGGTCGACTTCCCTGCACAGTGGAAAAAGTACTTTGAAGAGGATCCTAAAACACATAAAAAGCGTGTTGGTAAGGATGAGTTTGATATGTTATTAGACACAACTCCATATGACTTCTGGTTCAAGATGGGATGGATGCCAGGTGGTGAGAAGTTGTGGAGTGTAATCAAAAAACAAGATACCACTATCCTAAGCTCTCCAGCTGAGTCAGACGATTGTAAAAAAGCAAAAGCAGACTGGTTGAAAGCGCATGGAATTAACAATAAATTGATATTAAAGAAGTCCTTTAGAAAGCAAGAGCATGCGGCTCCTAACCACATTTTAATTGATGATTATATCCGTAATGTAGAGCAATGGAGAGCTAGAGGTGGTATTGCAATTCACCACACAGACATTAACAAAACTCTTAAAGAGTTATCAGATTTAGGTATTGTATGATTAAACTAAAAGACCTTCTCCACGAATCGTTTGGTGATGATTTCGGTAAGAATAAATGGATCCAGTTACCAAAGGATGCAGTGAAAAAATATGCCAATGAGATCATTGATCTTATTGTTCAAGCATACGCTGCAAAGGGAGGTAACTTTGAGCTAAAAGATATAGAGGATCTAAAAAAATCTGACTTAGATTTCTGGATTGGAAACGATGTAGATGCTGATCCTGAAATGGATGCTACCTTGGGTGGTAAGCATACTCCGGCTGGAGTTAAGATGACTGTTATTGGGCAAGATGGTGAGTCTAACTCAAAAAGAACAGCTATAACTCGTATGAAGGAGTTGATGAAATTACGTGGTTTTTATGCTGAACTAGATAAGGATTTAGCACAGAAATTAGGCATGCCACTTGTCGACGATGAGGCTACTATTCGCAAAGTCCTCAACAAAGATATCCAAATGAATGCAGACGGTTCCTACAATAGAAAGCTTACTGCTGGACCAGTCAAAACGAAAGTGCTTGTAGGTTTACCTAAAGTATAAAGAAACGGCTTAGGACCGTATAGCTTCGGCTATGAAACCACTTCAAGTGTCGCTACCTGGAGTGGTTTCTTTGTTTTCCGCCTATTTATACTAAAGTACTGCATAATGAAGAAAAAGCTTAAAGAAGGTGCAATGTCTGAGTTAAACCTCGCTGCACAAGAATCGCCAACATTTGAGGCATTTTTACAACGAGTTAAAGAAGATTTCCCGCAGTTAGCAGGTGATCTTGGTCGTCCTAATGTAAAGGAGTTTCTGCAAAATATCTACGAGGATGCTCAAAATATGAGCGAATCTAAGCTGAATATTAAGAGAATTGTGCGTGAAGAGGTAGCTAAAGCTCTTCAAAATGAAGCAGTAAACCCAGAACTAGATAACATGGTTAAGCGCTTTGTGGCTGGTCTGGCTACAAAGTATGGCTACGGAGATCGAGACGCAGTGATGGCAATATTCGAAGGACTTAAACGCCTTGGTTTACTAGATAAAAATGTAAATTACAAAGCTCCGATGATGGAGGCAATGTCGTCAGATCCACGAGATATGCCAACAATATATGACCTAATTGGTCAACCGTTAGAGGATCTTGGTGTTAAGATTGATGAGATGATTAGAGCTCAAAAAGATCCACAATGGCTTGCTGCACTGAAAGTTATTAGAACAAGCTTGACTAGATTAGAGCAGTCAGTTGACGCCATTGATAGAAAATTAGGTGTAATGCCAATGTCTAATGTTCAAGAAGGTGTTGAGAGTGCATTTGAGGATGAATTTGCATTAGATAATAGTAAAGGTGGTACAGACAATTCTATGAATAAGATTCACAGACAATTGTTGAAGCTACAAACTCAAATGAATGAGTTAATGGTATTGTGGAAAGAGGGCAAGATGGATCTCAAAACCTATGTTGCTAAACGCAAACCACTACAAGACTTACGTAACAAATTAGAAGCTAGCTTAGTATCAATCTAATGGAGGTCAGAGGATATTTACACCCCGAAGCATGCTTTGCTACCATCAGTGAATGGGAAGCAATTGCTAATGAATTTCTTGCTCTACAAAAGAAGGGTAAGGATACTCGAGGTGGTACCATTGATCAGGATCCAAAATTAGCTGAGCTTATCATGAAGTGGTTTAGCTTCCAGCTGTACACAGAAACACAACGTTGGGATCTATTAACACAACGAAATGTACTTGACTTTGTTGAAGACTTTGTTAACCACCGCGTGTGGGGTCTTCGTAGAGAATTTGAAACATACTTCTTCAACGATGGTAACGACACATCTTATGTCGACTCGGTGAAGATAGCTTATTTTTACTCGAGAGGCGATATGGAGCCCTATGTGTTGTTAGACGATACATTTGTCACTGCAGTCTATGGATCGACAACACAACGAGTAGTAACCCTGCACTGGACAGACGAGCAGGGTTTGATAAACTTACAGGATAGCATCAACCAAAACCACACATATGCTATCAGCACTTTCACCAAACAATGGAAGCCATTCTTCAGAAAAGAAAGTAATATACTATTGCGCTTAGAAGGAGAATTGCGTGGTGCATTCAAGAGTGACGTTAAAAGCTATGCTACCGATAGAGGTAACAGAGCTGTTAATATGTACCGCTTAGCTTATCCAGGTGGTGAGTGTAATATGTGCCTTAACGCAGAAGATTGTACCGGTGGTGCAACTGGCTTGTGGAACGAGGTTATTGTAGAGCCAATTAAACTATTATCATTTAAAAGAGTACAAAGGTATTAAGTTATGAGCGTTTCAAATGAGGAATTGGTAGAGGAGATGATGTGGATAGCCTTTACGGAGGATATGTCTACAGAATTGGTTGAATTGGCTGGTAGGTATATGTCACATGAGGGTATGTCCCGTTGTGATGCTTATCATAAGGCTTTTTATGAGTTGGAATTAACACTAAAAGAATAACACAATGAAGATTACAAAAACAGGTTCTAAAGGAATTGAATTAATCAAGTCTTTTGAAGGTTTTAGAGGCAAACCATATAAGTGTCCAGCTGGAATCCCAACTATCGGATATGGAGCAACATTCTACCCAGACGGGAAGAAAGTTACCATGAACGATGCTCCTATCACAGAAGAAAAAGCAACAGAACTGCTTCAGAGTATGTTAATTAGCTTTGAAAAGTATGTCGACAGCTATTGTAGAGATGATGTTAACCAAAACCAATTTGATGCATTAGTATCCTTTGCATATAACCTAGGTCCTGCTAACCTCAAATCCTCAACCCTGCTTAAAAAAGTAAACGCTAATCCAAGCGATGAGTCAATTCGTGCTGAGTTCATGAAATGGACGAGAGCTGGAGGTAGAGTATTACAGGGTTTGGTTAGAAGAAGAACAGCTGAAGCTAACTTATATTTTTCGTAAACCCACACTAAACGGAGACAAATATGTATACAAGAGAACAAATACAAGCTGCGGTTATCTCAAAAGGATATAAGTGGTTTAGTGATGACGCTAACAAAGGGTATGACGTCAACATAGTGGGTGTAAGAAACTGCTCACCAACTGCCTATAAAAAAGTTACTAATGTGTTCGATGATCACCTAACTATATCGTTTAAAGATGAAAAGGGTGTGGAGCAGTTTTATTGTTGGAATGCTACCTGCGATCCCGGTAAAAAAGGTGTTCAACAGTTTCACAATAGTAGGGGAGTGGCAAGATTAATTCCAAACCAGTATCGTGGGGTTTGGAAAATCGATAAGCACCAAGGCAAGTATGAAGCTCTTTGTCAGAGAGGTGCTAATGTCTCTGTTTGGAGAGATGGTAACCGAGATATGGTTTTTGAAGAAACCGTTGTTGATACTGGTATGTTTGGTATTAATTGCCATAAAGCTGGACAGGATTCAACATGGGTTGAAAATTGGTCAGAAGGTTGTCAAGTATTCAAACGAGTAAAGGATTTTGATGTGTTTATGTCTATCTGTAAAAAAGCAGCTAAAATACATGGTAACAGCTTTTCATACACACTTTTAGAGTCTACTGACATAAAATAAACTATTTATAGCTAAAGGGTTTCGAGTTACATTTAAAAAAATACAACTATGAGAAAATTTTTCAAAGCCCTATTCGACGACAACAACTCAATCAATGAAAAAGCAGTTGTTGGATTTATTGCCTTTTTTCTACTATGCATAGCATTTGCTGTTGACATTATCACTGGATTTAGGGGTAAGGAGTTTGTAATTAACAAATTGATATTTGATGGATTTATGGTTCTTGTCATTGGATCGTTTAGCATTGCTTCCGTAGATAAGTGGATTAATAAAAAACACAACTCAGAGAAGAATGATACTCCGGAAAACACTGAAGAGTAATTTAATCAAATCTTCAATTGAAAAAAGGATGTTGCATATGTGACATCCTTTTTGTATATTAGTAGAATGAGTTTGACACCAAAGGATTATTTGAAACGCGTTCGAGAACAATTACAAATAACAAACACAAGGGTTCGCAAATGGGTGGATTGGGATGATGATTATATTTATGAAGCTTTTTCTGAAACGCGTTATGTTATTATTCCCAAGCCAATTGATGAGTGGAGTTTTCTAGTAGCTTTACATGAAATTGGCCATATTAGTACTGGTGAAAGGCGCCATTCTTACTTACAAGAATATAACGCAGAAAAATGGGCTATAAAGCGTGCAAAAGAGTCTTACGGTATAGAGAATCCAGAATATGTAGAAGACGCTAAAATTTACGTGAAAAAACACCTAATTACTAATCTATTACAGACAGATTTAAAGCTTGAAAAGGTAAAAACCTATGTTTTAGAGTGGATTGGAGAAACTCACGAATCTATTAAAAAAACCTTACAAGAAGAATTAGCTGTTGCATAACCCGTTTTTATTTAGTATGTTTACTAAATGATACGAGTTTTATTATCTGAAAAGCATATTGAGCAGATAGCTCAGACAATAGCACAAAAGCTAAACTCCATGTATATGGGAGAGGCTGAGGAGAGTGTTGTATTAGCACCAATCTTACAAGGTGCTGTTCCTTTTTACCAAGAGGTAGCTAAAAGGTTGGAGTTTGATCCTTATGTAGATTTTATTGGAATATCCTCATACGAGGGAACTACACAAAAGGAGTTTAACATCTACAAGATGTTTGATCCACAAATGATTTCTGGCCGTACTGTATGGTTATTCGATGATCTAGCAGATTCTGGAAACACGTTACAGTTTTTAAGAAGTATGCTACTTCAGTACGGAGCAAAGGATGTTAAAGTTTGTGTTTTACTCAAAAAAGCTCACTGCTCTTTTCCAGTTGATATAGTTGGTCAAGAGGTTGGCAATGACTGGGTTTGGGGATTTGGTATGGATGCTCCTAATGGACGTGGTAGAACCCTTAACACAGTTTATGTGGATGAAACAATTTAGAAAAGACAAGAAGATGTTGATAATAGCTGCTCTAGTATTATTCTTTGCTGCCCAAGCTTTAGCGTGGTTGCAAATTAATGGTCAATTTGTATGGCCGTGGATGAAAGATTATAGACTACTAGTCAGCATCTCAGGTATTCCGATTAGTTACCTATTGATGGTTGCAACAGACTTTGCTTACGAAGGGATGGATGGAAAAATCTGGCCAGGTCGCTTATTAGCATTTGCAATGGGTATGCTTGTCTTTACGATTTTTACAAACGTGTTTTTGGGTGAAGGAATTAATTTAAAAGCTGGGATTAGTTTAGTTTTAGCTTCTATACTGCTTATTCTACAATTAATATGAAAGTACTACTTTGGGTCCACAGAGATCAATTAGACAACCTCAATAGAGGTTTAAAAACACTTGAACCATTAGAAGAACCTGTAAAGGTTAGCTTAGATCAAATAGGACATTGGTGGATCCAGATCATGATTGACTATGATACGTTCATATCCTTACAAGATCATAACGTGGTCAGAATATTTTAAAATTTTGTTGCCATTTTCAAAAAATGGTAGTATATTTATTAGACACTAAGGGGCCGAAAGGCTTTCGACAGATAGAAGAAGTTCTTTGAGATGATGCAGGCAGGATTAGATGGAAATCCTTAAACACCTATCAAACAATAAACGCAAACGTAGATTATTCTACAGAGTATTACGCAGTAGCTGCCTAATCTCTCCCGTATCACTCATGGGCTTAAAAAGAAGTGACTGATTTTAGGGTTTTTGTAATTTGCACCCCATTACAAGCAAATAGCCTACAGTTTGCTAGTTTGAGTAGCCCTACAAACTAGATATTTTTCCGGTTTAGAAAAATTGGATAAGCCTGTGAATGAGTCCTTTGGCTCACTATTTGGACCCGAGTTCGAATCTCGGCGGCTCCACAAAAAAAGTTAAACAAACTGTTGCCTAATACAAAAAAAGGTCGTATGTTTACTAAACAGATAACGATTGCAAGAGCAATAAGAGTCTAACAAAAAAAGTTCTAAAAGATGTTGCCTAATTGAAAAAAAGGTTGTATCTTTAAAGAAATAAAAGGTCACAAAGGTGACAAAAGTTCTTTGAAAAGCATTATCATCCATTCAGTAGTTGATTGTGAGGTCTTCGGATCGATCATGAGACATTTAATCTGATAAAGGTAATCGGCCGCCTATGGTCGTTAAATAAACTAGGAAACTAGGATAAAGTGGATTACATATTGTCAATGTAATCTGCGGTTTGTAACAACTTTGGTTGTTATGAGCTTGAGTAGGCAAGTAGGATATCACTGATCCTTGAGTACCGAGGGTAACACTGTAGGGGAACTGGATTGGTGATCAAGCGATGCAGGTCGTTTGATTGAGCTCGGAAGAGCAATAAGAATAACCTATAGGAATTTTGTAAGACGTATGCTTATCCGAGTATATTATTGCGAGTTCCAATACAAAAGGATGCTTAAAGCCGAAAGGCATGTAGATGTACAGGTGGTGCTGTTATCTACCTTAGTAATGATCTACCAAGGTCTTATTTATGAAGCAATCTTGAAGTATGGAGGTGGGGACACTTCAGAGAGTAGTTGAGTATTGACTCGTCCAAAAGATGGGTTAGCTTAATGGTAAGCCACTACTTTCATAATCTGCGACTAATACCTTAATTTGCATTTTTGAGCAAACCTCTAAGAAACAAACTAAGCAAAAGCGCTTACCAGCTACCGACGAAAGGTGCCTACCTAGTACTGGGTTGTCCAGTGCCACTAATGATCGCAAGTCAAAAGTGATTCGTCCGAAAGGTCTGTAGTCTCGCAAGGATTAATCAGCTCGGCAGGGTTGAACAGAATAAGTAAGATGAGAGTAGTCGAAACAAGTAGCTCAAAGAGTGGTGTACTTAAATCACCGGCATTGATGGGATACTTCTCAAAAGGAAGTGGACAAGAAGGGAACCAATAATCCGACAAAAGATCCATCACCCAAACGTATAGTCTCAGCGTTTTATTAGATTGTGGGATAGAGCAGTGGTAGCTCGTTGGGCTCATAACCCAAAGGTCGGTAGTTCGAATCTATCTCCCGCAACAATTAAAATTCTTTTCTGCTATGTTTTTCATAGCTTGTGTGTGTGTGAAGGGCCGGTTTTTAACTGGCCTTTCCTGTTTTCAAACTATTTATATGTAGTAACAACGCAAAACACAATCTATGGCAGCAAAAGTAAAAACTAGCACAAGCAGTGTGAAAAGGGAAAAGAAAAAGGTTTCTCGTCCTGGAGTACATGCTAAAACGAAACAGAGTAAGAACAAAAACAGCAAGAATTACAGCAAACCTTACGTAGGTCAGGGTAAATAAGCTGAAATATTTTAAAAAAGTTTCACCAAACTGTTGGAAATCTGGATTTTTTTCCTGATATTGCAAGTATGCAATTGCATAAAAGGACAATTGTACTAATTTAAAACAATTTATTTAAACCACAAAAGTTATGATTACAGTAACAATTACAATCGGAGCTATTTTAGGTTTTAGTGCTTTAGGGTACTTTACTTATGACTGGCGCAAGAAGGCTTTAGACTTCAAAGTGAAGTTTGAGTCAACAAAAGAGTTTGCCGATGCATCGGCTAGACACATTCTTAAATTAGAAAACAAGAACGCGGAATTAGCTTCCAAAGTTGTTGAGTTAAAAAATAAGAATGTAATGTTGGAATCAGCAGCAACAGTTGCTAAGGCGTCTGAAAAGCCTGCAAACAATGCTCCAACAACGAAACCACAAAACAACGGTAACGGAAATCCTGGAAAGAAGAGAGGTCCGAAACCACGTAATAAGCAATAAACTTAACAACGTATGGGATGCTTTGAGAGTTTAGTTAAATCAAGGTTTTTAGCTGACGCCTCAAGTGAATTGAGTTTGGCTCGTAAGGCAATTAAGTCTATGAGCCAAATCTCTTTGCCCGCAAGTTTGTATGCTGATAAGAAGGTTAGAAAGCGTATCTATGATGAATTAGTTTATCAATTTTTCATCTTAGAAGAGATTAATGAATCGCTGAAGGAAGATCCAAACCCGTTTATGATTTTCTATATGCAATTCGATGACTTCATATTCCTTTACAGCAGAAAGAAGGATCAAATTGAGGATGCTATCCTATATAATTACAATGTTAATGGTGACTTTCCTTATTATAGAGGACGCCACAGAATTAACAATATGATAGTTCATACCGTATTGTTAGATACTAGAATTAATTTTATCCCAGCTTCTCCAAACTAAATTCTAGTTGCAAAACTCATTTTTTAGTAGTATGGTTATACTTAAATAAAAGTTACTAAATGAGTAAGGTATTAGAATGTAAGGTTTGTGGCACGTTTGTAAAGACAGCTAGCGATGATGCAGTTTCAGTAGTTTGCTGGGAATGTGTAGTAGAAGCTCAAAGAGAATATGATCAGCCACTAGCCAAAAAGAAGCTAGCAACAGCTCAAGGTTATCCAAAAGGTTGGAGATTTATGAAAGAGTTTGTCCATGCAAATGGTACAGTCTATCATAGAGGTGTAGAGCAACCAGATCTAAAAGGTACGCTAGAGCCAACTACAATTATAGTAAAGCCTAAAAAGTCTAAGGCACAAAAAGCTCAAGAGAAGGCAGATGCAATGAAACGCTATGCTGAGCTTAAAAAGACTCTCAAGAAAGAAACACGCAAGGGAGCTATTAAGAAAATCGAATCAGAATTAAAAAGGTTACAAAAACAAATATCATGAGTTACACAGCAGAACAATTGCAAGAAAATTACGATCGCCTATTAGGATACATTGATCGTTACATTCAGGGAGATCGTAAAGAAGCCCTAACAAAATTATATACAGACCACGCTGAGCGTATTATGCTTATGCCTGCTTCTAGTATTGATCATCACCATAATGCGTTTCCAGGAGGTTATGTTGATCACGTTATTAGAGTTATTGAATGTGCTTTAAAGTTGAAAGACTTATGGGCTTCAATGGGCTCTTACATTAACTATACTGAAGAGGAATTAGTGTTTGCAGCCATGAATCATGACTTAGGTAAGATTGGTACAGAAGAAGCTGAACAATACCTTCCAAATGACTCAGAATGGCATCGCAAGAATCTAGGACGTATCTATAAATACAATCCAGAGAATGCTTTTATGCCAGTACCAGATCGCAGCTTATTCTTATTACAGCAAAGAGGTATCTCTGTATCGTTTAATGAGTATGTGGCTATCAAAGTGCATGATGGTCTTTATGACGATGGAAATCGTCCATACTACATCTCAAACAGCAAGGAGTCTAAACTACGTTCAAATTTACCAATCCTATTACATCACGCAGATCATATGGCATCTCGTATTGAGTTTGAGAAATGGGATCAGAGTGGTGCTAGCACATCAAAACCACTAACATCTGAGAAGAGGAAGCCAAGCATTCCTACAGATATGTCTGAATCTCAGAAAGATGATTTAATGAACGTGTTTAACAATTTATTTAAGTAATATGGTATCTATTATCATTATCGCATTCCTACTGTGTTTAGTAGGTATTCTGGGTTATTTATTGTATATTAACTTTAAGAAGCTTGAACGCGTCGAGGGTTATTGCGAAGCTTATGTGAAGTTTATTTCAGCTCTTTATTTTCGTTTTTATGAAACTAGAGAGCATATGAAAGAGGTTGATCGTAATGGAGCTTTCCAATCTGACGATGAAGTTGGATTTGTGTTCAAGGAGTTAGATTTATCAATAGATGACCTTTATGAATTTATTACAAAGTATGTCAACACAGAAACCGAAGAAGACAAGAAAGCCAAAAACTAAAAGACTCTATTTCGGTCCTGAAGTTGATTTAAGCATTATCAAGTATAATGAGACTGAGAGTGATCTTGAGCGTAGTTTGATTTATCAACATGAGATACGCCCAGCCTTTGAGAAGTTAGTAGAAAACATTATTCACACGTTTAAGTTTTACTACACAGACGGCCAAACAATCAAACAAGTGCAGCATGAGGTTGTTAGTTTCTTGGTAGAGAAATTACCAAAGTTTAAACAATCAAATGGAAAGGCTTTTAGTTATTTCAGTATTGTAGCTAAAAATTACTGCATTCTCAAAAACAAGAACAATTACAAAAAGTTAACCAGCCATGATCGAATTGACCTATCAGCTGAGATTAATTTAGAGTATGTTCCAGATGAGCAGGAGTCAGATGTTAATCTAGTTGACTTTGTTGATAAGTTTGTTGGTTACTGGGATGATAACTTAGAAGAGACATTCTCAAAAAAGAACGATCGAATACTTGCAGGAGCTATTGTAGAGCTTTTCAGAAAACGTGAGAAGATTGAGTTGTTTAATAAAAAAGCACTTTACATCTACATTAGAGAGATGACTGATGCAAATACGCAGCAAATTACTAAGATGGTTAAGGTGATGCGTGATAAGTATAAAGCCATGTATATGGATTATCTCACAGTCGGAGGTATTCCGAAAAACAAAACCTACTAATGATTATACTAACCTCAAAAGAAAAATTACAAGCCTTTCTGGAAGAGGAGATTAAATGTTGGGAAAGCGTTGGTGGTGGTCCAAACCTCAACGCTTTTTCCTTTGATCCGGAAACAACGGATCCCCAAGTACTTCATGACTTGGGTTATTATGCTAACCGTGAGTCTTGGTTAGCTGGCGCTCGTATCAAAGAGCTCCGAGCCCTTATTCAGGATCTAGAAGAGCATCCTCAGTACATGGGCAAATAACAAATTGATTCCTCAGCTATTTATTAGAAACGTAGAGTATGGATAAGGATAGTTTACTATTTGATGACAA